TACAAACTCGCCTGCCAAGGTTCTTCTCGAATAAATATTACTGGTCAATGGTTCAAAACATTCATTGTAACCCAGAATTTGCGATGTAGATGCTGTCGGCATAGGAGCAACTAACAAAGAATTTCTGAGGCCAAATGTTCGAATACTGTCTTTAAGTTTGGTCCAATCATACCTAGTACTTGGAGTAACATTCCACATATCAAACTGTAATATTCCCTCTGAAGAAGGCGAACCTTCAAATGAACTATATGCTCCTAACAAATTCTTATTTTCCCTTTTTAAAATGCTATACTCATATTGGTCTACTGTTTCTAATAATTCTGACCTAGGACCATTCATTAACGATGTTAAATGCTTCGTTCTTTCAATCGCGATTTCGTTGCTTTTCTCTAATGCTGCGTGATAAATCGTTTCAAAAATATTCTTGTTAATTTCCTTTGCTTGTTCGGAACAAAACGGAATATCCATCATAATAAATGTATCGGCTAATCCTTGAATTCCGATTCCAATCGGGCGATGACGAAAATTACTTAGTTTTGTTTTATCGGTTGGATAAAAATTAATATCGATGACTCTATTTAAATTGTTGGTTATCACCTTTGTTACTTGATGAAGCTTGTCATAATCGAATTGATTGTTAGAAACAAATGCCGGTAAAGCAATAGAAGCCAGATTACATACAGCAGTCTCTTTTGCGTCAGAGTATTCAGTAATTTCAGTGCATAAATTTGAGCTCTTAATGACTCCTAAATTTTTTTGATTTGACTTTCTATTTATAGTATCCTTATATAAAAGGTAGGGGGTCCCTGTTTCCATTTGCGCGTCTAAAATAGCAAACCATAGGTCGCGCGCATCAATTGTCTTTCTGGCTTTCCCTTCTTGTTCATATTTTTCATAAAGGGCGACAAATTCGTCGCCGTAACAGTCGCTTAATCCAGGACATTCATTCGGACAGAACAAAGACCATTTACCGTTCTTCTCTTTAACACGTTTCATAAATAGGTCAGAAATCCAAAGAGCATAAAATAAGTCACGAGCCTTCAATTCTTCATCTCCGTGATTCTTCTTTAGTTCTAAGAAATCCAAAATATCGGCATGCCAAGGTTCCAAATAGATAGCGAATGAACCGTTACGTTTACCACACTGATTTACGTAACGCGCCGTATTATTGAAAACACGTAGCATAGGCACTATACCGTCGGTGACACCATTTGTGCCTTTAATATGAGACCCTTTTGCCCTAACGTTATGTATATGTAGACCAATCCCGCCGGAGTATTTAGAAATTAGTGCGCAGTCTTTCAAAGTGTTATAAATTCCATCGATACTGTCGTCTTCCATGGCAAGTAAATAACAGCTAGATAATTGGGGCCTTGGTGTTCCAGCATTAAACAACGTAGGTGTAGCATGTGTGAAATATTTTTGGGACATTAGGTCGTACGTTTCTTTAATAAGTTGTAATTGATTTGAACCGAATTTTAGGTCGCCATGAATACCGATTGATACACGCATCCACATGTGTTGTGGTCGCTCAACAATTTTATCTTTATTTTTCATTAGATAAGACCTTTCTAATGTTTTGAAGCCAAAATAGTCGATTAAATAATCGCGATTATAATCAATCATTTCGTTAATCTCTGTTTTAAATGCGCTTATAACATCCCATAATGTTTTCGATATGAGAGGACAATTATTTCCATGAATATCCGTAAAATTGTATAAGTCGCTCATTACACGAACAAAATCGCTGTCTGTGTTTTTCTGATGATTAGACACAACAATTCTGGAGGCAATTGTTCCATAATCGGGATTAAGTGTGGATAAGGAGGCGCACTGTTCCGCAGCAAGTTCGTCGATTTTGGTAGTAGGGATTAAATCATATAATTGTTCAATAACTTTAATTACGAGTTGTTGATAATTAATATGTACACCGGCTTCTTGGCCTAGTTTCTTAATTCTGTTTAAAATCTTATCAAATGCAATTTCTTCTAATTGTCCATCTCTCTTAGTTACGCGCATATCAACCGTTTCCATTTATAATAAATAATGTATTAATTTTAAGTCAATTATAATAAATAATATTAACCAATCCGTTGACTTTTTATAAAAATATAATATATAATGAAAAACACTTTTATAAACAGCCTAATATTTTTAATAGTTATATTAGTATTGGGTATATTTTTAGCTCCTTTTATAAAATCGGTAGAAGGATTTAAGTCAAACTATTTTGCTAGTTTACGAAGAACTGAAGGCATATATCCAGTGTCAGTAGATCAAGCGATACTAGATGATTATCCATTAATCGGAAAAAACGAAACATCAAATGATGATTATAGTGAAATTTGGTGGAAGTTTCCAATTTTACCTTTGTCTTCCTTTAAACAAATAACCAATAATATACGTTACCCGAAAAACCCAGACAATGGTACTTGTATACGTGCTGATTTTTGTGGAGCAATATATAAGGATATAAAAAATAAAACAAATGAAGTCCATCCTTTGCCACAAGCTGAAGAAGGACCTGGAGCACGTGTTGGATATTTTAGATCAGAACCCAATAAGTTGTTTTATTCTATTCCGACGAATGAAAATATTTTATATTAGGAAATCAGTTTCTATAAAATTAAAAATTAAAAATTGAATTGTTAAATTATATATAATAATTTTTATATATAATTTAAAAAAAAGAATAAATTTTAATAAAAATGTCAATTTATGATGACCTTGATGATTTTAGAATTATTTGGAGAGACTATAATAATGAACTACGGCTTACGCCTCTTGTATTCAACAAATATGTAACCATAATTATTATGATTAGAAATCGTAATATCGATTTACAAAAACACAAACGCTTATTGTTAGAAATAATTGATGAATTATGGCCTTTATGTGAAGAAGAGGAATTTGAATGTTGTACTCGTATAAAAAGACATCTAAAATATGTATTATAAAATCTTTATTGTAAATCATTTATTGTAACCCTTGTTTGGGTATATTTACATATGCTCGATTAATCCTGTAACCAGTATGCGTTAGAATTTCTATAGGAATTGTTTTAGCCAATTTGCTCAAGTCATATACTGTTTGAGGGCAATTTTTTCCATTTCCAAAAATATATGCTTCATCACTTATTTTATCTTCCTCTTTCGATTCTACCACAATTTGGTCCATGCTAATTAATCCTAATACTTTTCTTTTTGTCCCATTTATATACACATGTAGTTTTAAAGACGTATCTCTTGGAAGTATATCAGCGTAACCGATTGGTAAAATACATACTTTCATTTTTCTAGGTGTTTTAAATCGCCAATCGTAGCCAATGCCTTCACCCTTTCCAACTTCTTTTGTTTGTATTATATACGATTTAACGGACATCGGTAACTGTAAATGTTTACTGGGTTTAAAATCAGCTGTTATTCCATACATACCAGTTCCGGGTCTTGCTAATGTAAAATCAGAAACATCGTAATTCATACAAGCACCTGTATTGGCAATATGGACTAATGGCGGTTTAATGCCAATTTCCTCCAAGTTTTTTCTTAATTCTCTAAATTTACGTAACTGTTCATTTACGATTGGGCTATTTTTTATTCCAGAACAAATTAAATGGGACATCATTCCTACTAATTCTATTTTGTCACAACTGGCAACGTCCTTAAATGCCTGTATAGCTTTGTCATAGGATATGCCTGCTCTGTTTATACCAGTATCTACAAACATGGTTACTTTTATTTTTTTATTTTTGGGTATTAGGCTGATAAATTGTGGTATGGTTGTTTCGTCGATAATTGCTACATCAATATTCATATTAAACGCATCAATAAGTTCAGGACCGTTAATGTCGTACAACCAGCCTAATACTCTGCCTTTATCTCCGCTTTTGCGTAATAATATTGCTTCGCCCAATGTGGCGACTCCTATATGTTTTATGCCCATTTTTCTTAATATTTTAGCCATATCGACTAATCCATGACCGTAAGCATCGGCCTTTAAAATAGGCATTAATTCGGTACCACTTTTCTTCTTTAAATATTCGAGGTTGTGTTTAATCGCACTAACATCAATTTCCGCTTTAATATCCTTATCTGAAAATGGGATATAATTTATTTTACAGGGATTCGATTTTAATTTATATGTTTTATTTTTGGAAACCCTTTTACTTATAGTTTTGCTCATATAATATATGTATATTTTATTTAACGTTTTTTGCGCGTAGTATTTCTATTTTTATTTCTAATCTTGCGGCAAAAAGTGCGTTTGGTTCCACTTGCTATTTTACAACCACGTACGCCAGTACATTTATTGGGTTTTACCCGTTTACGTCTACACAACGATATTGAACTATTAGCCATTTATAATATACTCGTAGAAAAAAAGCATTTTTATAAATAAAATAAAATAAACAAATCTAAATAATTATATAAAATGAAATGATTTCATATAATTTGAAACGCTTTTTATAGGGATTGAACCTATGACCTTTCGGTTAACAGCCGAATGCTCTACCGACTGAGCTAAAAAAGCAAACATACTTACCTTCCTTCCTTTAATACTCACTTACAGTATTAAATACTTACTCCCCCAATATATAATAATATAATTTCTTTAAGTTGTTTTAAATTAAATATCTAATTTCACAATATTTAAAGTTGGCACAATTTTATTAAATTTCAATAAACATCCGGATTGTGAAGACTCGTCCATAGTACCATAATCCGTTATTTTCTTTTGTTTCCGGTTTGGTGCTCTATGTTCGAACCCAGTTTTTCTTTCTTTTTCCACTGTCGTCCATAACGCCTGTAGATCTTTCACGCAGTTTTGAAACCATAGTTGGTTTCGGCAAACCAATACACAACTAACAATTTCTAATTTCCAATAAATAAATTTCATAAATGTGTATCCATATTTTGCTGATTGATATAATGTTAGACAATCATCTTCCCATTTCGCTATATTATCTGGATGTGAATAATATAATGATTTGTAAGCATAAAATGGTTTACCTTCTTTTGTATGGAAATACATAATTTCTCCTTTCATTTTTTCATCCTTGGAAATACATACATTTGTAAATACATTACCGTCTTCATCTTCATGGTCTAACTCATTTGAATCTTGAACGAACTCATTATAATCAGCATATTCAGTAAATTTGGTTTCTAAAAAATCACATTCGTTTAGTTTACAGACCTCCATTTGGAGTTGCATTTGGATCCAATATTCTTTCTTTGGAATACCGTCGATCTCACGATTTACTATGTTTTTAATTTCTAACATTCTACCATAACGGTCCGATTTAATATCGACATTAATGCCGTCTGGTGACGCACCTAGAAACTTATATGTATCGTGTTGTATACAACCAAATTCTTCTACAGTTGTTTCATACATATACTCGTAATATTTAACGGACAACGGTTCATATTTTTGTCCCCAATGAAGTGTTGTATTCGTATTTACCATAACTACTTCTCTTGTTTCTTTTTCTTCGTCAGATGATTGATCGCCATCAATGTATAATTTTTGGTTTAATGGTTGGCATTTTTCATATATTAATTGATTTTGCGTCGTTTGATTTTCAAACGCTTTATATGCGTTGGACGCAGTAATTAAATCATGCCGAAACTCATACCATTCTTTGGTCCTTTGTTCTGGTTGCAAAATATTTCTTAAAACATTAATTTGTTTAGTAGCATAATTAATGTCTGGTTTTTTTAAAATAATTGTATCTGAATATGAACGCGGAGGCAATGTATCCTTGAATAAGTCAGTTTTTGCCCTTTCAACGATTTCTTCTAATTCTTCTTCAGCATCTTCATTATAAAATATATCAGAATCAAATTGAGATTCTAATAATTCTTTAATATTTTCATCAAATAATTCTTCAAAATCTGGTTCCGACATAGCTGATATATTTTCGCCAATAAATTCTTCCATTATATGGAGACATGTTTGATATAATTCTAAGGCTTCATCGTCATTAAAGAATGACTTGGTTTCTGGTATTATTTTGTCTGTTATATCGATTAATTCATTCATATTTATAGTTTTTAAAATTATGTTTATATTATTTTTATAATTTTGTTTATTCGTAATTGAATAAAATAATAAGAACAGTTATTTTATTCAATTTTTTATTCTTTATTTTTTATTCTTTATTTTTTATTCTTTATTTTTTATTCTTTATTCTTTTTCATTTTCATTTTCAGAATCAGAATCAACAATATGTTTTACTGTTCCTTGTTTTTTCTTAGGGGCTAATCCTCTTACTGTAGATACACGTTTATCCACATTTTTTAAAGTAAAATGGTTTGTAGATTTATTGTAGTGTAACGCACTAATACTTGTAATTTCACCTGTTTCTT